GCAGCATATTAAATTCATTCATACCCGTAATTTGTAGTTCCTGCATCAAGTTTACGTAATCCCAATTTGGTACGGTCTTTCCTGCATCGCTTTTTTCACGCAAACAATGCGCACGGCAATACTTGCGTACGAACCCCGTCTTTGTTATCGGTATGTGCGTTATCCCCTTGCTTTCCTCGATACGTTCCTGTATGTAGCACATCACTACTTTAATATCGTTTATGCAGTAGTGTATTTCCGCGTCAGTCAGCTGCGTTTCGCTGTGCCTTATTTGCTGGTAGTCCAAATCGCCCACGGCTTTTGCACACTTGTATTTCATAAGTTGTTCGCCCAACTTTGCAAGCGAATAACCCGAAAGCAAGTAACTGCATCTAAACTCAATGTTACCCGTTGTTATTGCGTAAATCGGTTTGCGTAAATCAATACTGAAAACCCGTTGCCACTCAAACCACTTGCACAAAAACTGAAATTCATAAGATAGGTTATGCACATACACAATAAGGCGTAATTTGTCATTCAGTTGCAAAACCTCGCTTACGGTCTGCATCATCGTAACAAACTCGCCCCACGTGCGCCCCATTATCGTATATCCGTTTATGCCAAACTGCCAAACGTACATTATTGCGGCTTTCTCTAATTTCGCCTTGCGCCCGTTCCCGTCCTGCATACGCTGCATTTGCTCGTATGTGTACGCCCGTCCGTCCGTATCACGGTAAAAACTTGTTGTTTCAATATCAAAGGCGCACGGTATGTTGTAAAACCTTTCGCCCTTGCTGTTTCCGATAATGTTCTTTTCGTTCACGGCACGTTGCAACACGCTTGCAATTTCGGTCGGGCTGTTTATTCTTTCTTGTAACTCAAAAGGTATTTTTTTCATAAGCCAAACTTGCCAAAGTTGCGCAAAATGCGCTCTATATCGTTTTGCATATCCTCCATTGCGTCCGCAACTTCATTTGCCTGCCTTTCTATTTCCGCATCAATCGCCCGTGATATGCTTTGCGCTTCACTCTCAATTTGGGTGCTTATATCGCTTGCGCTTTGCTCCATTTCGCCCGTGAAATCCTTGTACCGCATCAAATACCGTTCCACGAAATCACTATCCGAAACGCTGTTTAACTTGCCTTGCAAGTTCCTTGCCATAAGGCTGTACTCATCGGGCGTTAAATCGTACATACGTTGCAGGTGTTGACCGTACCAAATTGGGATTACGTAAACTTGATGCAGGAACTACAAATTACGGGTATGAATGAATTTAATATGCTGCAACGTGCGTTTGCGGGCGGCTTTACACACGCAAAACGCCGAATATACAGACGAAATAATGTACAACGTGGATAGTTACGACTTTACAAGCAGTTACCCGTATGTAATGATAGCGGAAAAATACCCGATGTCGCAAGGCGTTGCAATCACGGTTAAGAGTATGACGCAATTTGAGTTTTTAATATCAAAGTATTGTTGCGTGTTCGATATTGAGTTTACCAACATATTTGCCAGCGAAACGCAAGACAACCCGATAAGCGCAAGCAAATGTTTTGTGAAAGAAAACCCGTGCGAGAATAACGGGCGTATTGTGGCGGCTTCAAAAATTGCACTTACAATTACGGACGTGGATTTTAATATAATCAAGAACTTTTACACGTGGGAAAGTATGCGTGTTGGCGAAATGTATTGTTACAAGAAAGAGTATTTGCCGACCCCGTTCGTAAAATCTATCCTGCATTTGTACGAAAGCAAGACGAAATTAAAAGGTGTTGAGGGCAAAGAGGTGGAGTACCTAAACAGCAAGGAAATGTTAAACAGTTGTTACGGTATGAGTGTTACCAACCTTTGCGTGATGAGTTTACATATAACGGCGAATGGGATATTAACTCAATGACAGCCGAACAAAAACAAGAACTATTATACAAGTACAACACCAGCAAAAACCGTTTCTTGTTTTACCCGTGGGGCATTTTCGTAACCGCATACGCACGGCGCAACCTTTTCACGGGCATACACGAAGCAAAAGACGATTACATATACAGCGACACGGACAGCATTAAAATAATGAACGGCAAGGCGCACGAAGCACATTTAACAGTTGTAAACAAAGTTTGGCACGCTTTTTGCTATGGGTCGCCCTTACCGTTTTTTAACATTTGGCGGCACACTTTGGCACGGTTTTTGCTATGTGTTAAACTTTCATAAAAATGTTTTGGCACGGTTTTGTAATGCACCACACCGATGCACAAAATAAAATGTTTCACGTGGAACATTGTTAAACAAAGTTAAAAGAATAATTTAACACAAAATAACACGCCAACCGCTTGCAGGTGAAATAAAATGCTTAACTTTGCAGCGTGTTAAACAATTAAATACTTTATCAAAATGAAAACAACCGATTTAATTTTAGAAAATCAGAAACTGTTAAACGCATTGCAAGAAATGTTATTGCAGACTAAGAAACACGTTGAATTTTTGGCGGCAAATGCGTCCGAAATTCGTAACAATTTGGAAAGCATCGCCGAAAGCCTACAAACGGGTGTCGACATTTTATACAAGTTGGTCGGGCGTTGAAACATTGCAGGACAAATAACAATCAGCAAGCAAAAGAAAAGGCGGTAACAATCAAGTTGCCGCCTTTCTTTTTGTCCTGCCTTGCAGTTACTCAATATAAACGCCGTCAGACAAAGCCGTGTATATCATTTCCTGCTCTTCTGCAAGCATTTCGGCGGTGTGTATGGGTGTAACATCATCGAACACGTTAAACCCTCTGAAATCGCCTAAAATGCCCGTTTGTCTGTCGTTGTTTCGCCCGTTGCTTGCGCTCTCGTACCACTTGCAGTAAATGTAAGGTTCTAAGCCGTAATATAACATTTCGTTCCAATCATCGCCGCCAACGGTTTTAACTTGGTCGCTTGGTGAAAGGTATATTATTTCGCTGCTTGGCTCTGTTTCCTCAACTTGAAATACAACGCCGTTGCAGGACAAAAGCGCAACCCCGTTGCCCGTTACCACGTTTATAACGTACTGCAAACCTATCGTTTTACCTGCATAAGCGTTGTTAAGGTTTACAAAGCCTGCAAACGGCAAAAAGATTTGTATTTCGCTTTCGTAGTCGGTGTTATCCTCATTGTGCGCTGGTACAACCGCCGTGCCGAAATCAAGCGTTATTTTGTCTTGCGCTGGCTGGTGGCAAGATACGCCCGTGTTGTAGTTGCCGCATCGTATTACATCGGTGCTGCTTGCGCCTATGTTGGTGTAAACACGGCGTATTTTGTTCACGTATGCGCCCAAATCTATGTTTTCGTATATGGGTGCGCCCGTGCTGGGGTCTGTTCCCGTTTCCTTGAAAAACCGTTTGCCGCTAAATTCTACCAACTCATCAAGCGTTACCAAATACACGTTTATTGCGCCGTATTGTTGCCCCCAACGGTAACGGGGTACGCTTCCGCAACTACTCCCATACTTTGATAATCGCCTAACAAAATTTGCCCCGTTGCGGTCTGTTTATCCTCTGAAACGGTTAGCGGTTTATTTTGATAATCTCCTTTTTCGTCTTGGTATGAAAAAACGGGTATTTTCATTTCGTCCGTATCATCAAACGCCGTGTTCGGGTTAGCTTTCAAAACAACGCTTAACGTGTCGCCCTCAAACAAATGTTCGGGTAATTCGGGGTCTGCATAACAATTACTTAAACTTGGTTCTATCATTATAGCGTACAAGTATTGCCCCGTTATCGTTACGGGCTTTGTCGGGTCTATATCCGTAACGGTTGCCGTTGCTATGCTTCCACGTTCCAAAACCTCAACTTCCATTTGTATGGTTTTCGGTTGTCCGTCCGTACCCGTATAATTTACGGTCGGTTGCTTAAAACGGTATCTTGGATAACTACCATTAACCGTAAAAGTTGCCGTTTCCCCGTCATACGTGTGTTGTTCGGTCGTGTCCGCTATTTCGTTTGTAACGGTTAGTTCGGGTGTTCCCTCGCTGCTGTCGTACCCGTAAGCGTGAAACTCTCGCCCGTGTCGGCATCGTTATACTCCCAACTTGCCGTTTTACCGTCTGGCGAAATTGTCAAGTCCTGCGTATCGGGGGAGCCGTAACCGTCCGTAAACTCCACTTGCGCCGCCGTTATTTTGTAACCCTCGTTTGCCGTTACTTGTATGCTCGCATCAGAATAACCGCTGCCTTTTGTTCCCGTTGCGGTCGTGTTCGGTATGTTGTTTATAACTTCCAAATCGTTTTCGCCTCGGGTGTTTCCCGTGATAGTTATTTCCGTGTCTGCATCGGTGTCGGACAACTCACCAAATGCCCAAACCTTTGCGCCGTTCATATCCAAAACAACGCTTTTCGGGTATCCGCTTGTATCGGTATAAACCGCCTTAACATCGCCTACAAACAAATAACCGTCATTCGTTCTTACGCTTATATCCCAATAACCGCCGCTTGCGTTCCATTGGCTGTTATCATCGTGTGCGTTAGGTATATTTACAATTACTGCCATACTCTTTTAATTTTCGGTTGTTCCTTTCAAAGTTACCATAATAATGCCTCCCGTTTCATTCAGTAACCCCGTATTTGCAAACGGCACTTTCTCAAAATTCGGGGTGCGCTTGTAAACCGTTTCACGGTTTGAAATATACGGGTCGGGGTTGTCGCTTTCAGATACACGCCCCGTTGCCGCCAAAATTTCGCTTTCGTAGGTTTTAAGCACGTCAATACGCAATGCAAGTTCGTAGGCGTTGTTTCCCTCAAAACTTACCCTATCCACGAAATAATAACGCCCCAAATCGGGTATGTAACAATAATTGAAAGTCGGTCGGGGCTGCTTTCGTAGTGTTACGGTCGGGCGCAACACATCGAAAGTTTGCCGCAAATCGCCCTCAATCGCCGTAAAGTCGCCCAACTGCTTGTTTACCGTGTTCGGGTGTCCGTTGTATGAATAAAAGTTTATCGTTGTCATATCTGCAAAGAAAAAAGGCGGTGCGGTGCGCTTTCACCTGCACCCACACCGCCAAAGTTAAACAATCTAATACCTATTGAGTTACTCAATAAAGAATACTACAAAGTTTTCGTTTGTATCGTTGAAATATCCAGCGTCAAACTTGTAATAGTTGTTGAAAAACTCGGCTTTCGCATTGTAGTTGATTGTTACCCGTCTGTCAATATTGCAAACGCCCAACGCATCACGGTCGAACATTACGCCCAACACGCCCGAAATTTTAACGGCTTTGCCGCCGCTTTCCTTGATATTAATGTTACCCGTGCTGGCAAACTCGTAGTTCTGTCCGCTGCCCTGCCAAAAAGGTACGGTTTCGGCTTGCGGCAAAAGCACATCGCCACGGTTGAACGTGTCCGAATAAAGATAGGTTTGCGCTGCCTTTGCAAAGTCGGACAAAAGTACAACGTGTAACATATCTTTCGGCGTAAACCGTTCCTTGCCGCCAACATTGAACACGGTCGAAATGCTTTGCATGCGGTCGGCGTAAGTTCCCATTACGTAAGACGCAAAGCGGATAAAGTCGGGGTCGATTATCGCCTTTGCAGCGGTTAATTTTGTGGTTGCGCCCGTTTTATCGTTGTACAACTTCAAAAGGTTTACGCAACGTACCGTGCTTGCTCTGGAAAGGTCTGCCCCTGACATATCACCTTTCTCCGGTGCTCCAAACGCTCGCGCATCAGCCAAAACCGTTTCCGCAATCATGTTGTTAATTGTACGCATAATCAGCGCATCGGTTTTGATAGTCATTGACTTTTCAACGGCTGCATAAATCATCGAAATAAAGCCGTTGAGTTGTGCGGCGTTGCTGAAACTTTCCTTAACCTGCCTTTCGGTGATTGATACCGGCACTTCAAACGTAACCTTTGAGTTGAAAAACTTTGCGGTAACGGTCGGTTTGTGGAAAACATCTTGGTCATAGCTTGTGCCGTCTATCAAGTTCCAGCTATCGTTTTCCTCTGCTTCGGGAACATCGGCACTAATCTTTTCCAACACGCTGCCAAACTCCCACGCATCCATAAGTACGGACGGCACTTTGCCCGCATAAGGTCGGTTTACGAAAATCACCTTGCCGATATGGTTTACAAGTGATTTTACGTAGTTGTCAACTGCATTTTGGTTAAACACTTCCGTACCTAAATCCACAATGCCCGTCAAATTCTCGGAAACAATGTCAGTCTTGCCCAGCACTTCACTTGAAACGTCGCTAATAATCTGGTAAATCTGTTTTACGTTCATATTGCTAAAAATTAAAATTAGTTATTCGTAAATACTCGTTGTTATCTCTCTTACAAGTGCAAAGATAATGTTTTTTCTCCAATTATCACGCCTTAACTGCAATTCTTTTGCAATTTCGGTCGAAATTGATTTGCTTGCGCCCGTTCCTTTTCTTGTTTCGGTTGTTTGGCGTTCCTCTGTGCGGTTTCTCTCATCGTTTGCGGTCTTTCGGTCGCTGTCTGAAAAATCGGTATCGTTGAACGCCTTGTTTGCGCCCGTTTCGGTGTTGTCGGTGCTTTCCCGCAAAGTTACGGTTTCCGTCCGTTCAACTTGCCCCGTTACGGGTGTCAGTACATCGTAATCGGCAAGCATCGCCGCCGCTTCACGTTCCCAGCCTTGCACGTTTACCGCAATCACCGCCGAAACAACATCGCTTGCGTTGTCGCTGGTTATGCTGCTTACAACGGTCTTGCCGCCGTACATCAGTAAGGCGTAAGCGTCTAACTTGGTCGGGTCGGTATCGCCGAAAATTGCGGCGTACTTGGTCGGATATTCGGTCTTGAAAACCGTTGCGAATATCCCGTTACCCTTTGTAAATAGTTCGCTGTATTTCATTGCTTATCGACTTTGTTTTCTTCTGTTTCTTCTGTTTCCTCTGTTTCCTCTGTTTCGGTATCGTTACCGTCCGTTTCCGTTTCCGTTTCTTTCGTTTCCTCTGTTTCCTCTGTTTCCGTGTCGTTTCCGTCTGTTTCGGTGTCGTTTCCGTCTGTTTCGGTGTTTTCCTCTGTCGGGTCGGGTTCGTCTGTAGGGTCGGGTTTTCCTTTGCCGTTTCCAAATCAGCCGCCAAAGCGTTGTAATTATCACGTTCCAAACCCCAACTGCTTGCCAACTTAACCGAAATTTCGGTGTCAAACATCGCATTAATTTTCTCAACTGCATTTTGTCTTTCTTTTAGCATATTATCAACATACGGCAAAAGTACATCTACATTCATACTTACCTCGCCCAAATTGAGCCTTTCACGCTTCATATTATAATTTGCGTTCAAACCCAATTCGTTGTACATACTCGCTTTGTAGTATTGTATCAGTTCAATAAGTTGTGTAATATACACGCTGTTTGTGGTCGGGGCTGTCTGCATATTTACGCCCTTGAAAAATGCGTTTTCCCCGATAATTGAAAACTCGCCGTCTTGTATCTTGCGCAAAAACTCATCGGCACTCTGTTTCGTCTTGTCATCGCTGGCACTTATAAGCATCGTGATACGGGTCAAAATGCTTGCCGTGTTCAACGAAATAAGCCCGTCAGTATGTAAGACGCATAACGCCCGATAAGCGGCAAAAGCTTTCGCCGTTGCTGTCATTCTCAATCAAAACCCCGTCTTTCTGTATATCGTAGGTTTTGTTTAACTTTAATGCAGGGTTCGCCACGGTGTAAAGCGTTGCCCGTCCGTAAACATCGGGTTCGCCGCCTTTGCCGCCCGAAAGTGCATACAAAACCCCGTCCACGCTGGTAACAAAGGTGTTGCCCGTGGTCTGCAAAAGCCGTTCCAATTCCTTTTGCGGTATGCTGTCGGGCAAACCCTCATACTCAAACATACTTTGAGTTTTCGCCAACGTGTTTGCAATAAATTCGGTTACGGCGGTGTCTTTGTCCCTTATTTGTTGCTGGTACAACTTGTAAATGTTATCTTTCTTTCTCATCTGTCAAAACTTTAATAAGCGTTGTTAATTCGGCTAACACTTTCGTATTTTCCGCAATCGTATCTTTTAGGTGGTCCGTTTCTTCTTGGTGCGTCTGCCTTTGTTTCACCATATACCAAAACAATGCGCCACACATCACAATCGGAAAACCCAAACTTGAAATGATTTGAATAATAGTATTTGCGTCCATATAAATAAATTTTTAGTTCCTATTGCAAAGGTAGTTATTTATTTCGTAAAACGTGCGGTTCGGCACGAAATTTGCACCAAACCGCCGTTATTTTCATTTAAGCGAAACTATATTTGTCTTTGCACTCGTAATTAAATAATTGCGTACTATCTCGCCGACTTCGTTGTCTTGGTAGAAAACTTTGTCTATTGCGAAAAACCGTGCGACTTGTTGTTCAACGTAACTTGCCGTACTCAACAACTTGCGTTTGTAGTTCGGTTTGCCGTTCATTTCAAGCGAATAAATCAAAGCGTTTTCCTCATCTTTTATCGGGGTCGTCTTTGCGTGTATGTATGTGAAACATTCGTTGCCTACTTGAATAATGTTGCCTTGCAAAACAACATCGTTAAACTTAATGTAGTACACAAACAACACATCTTGCGGCTTGTACTTGCACGGCAAATGCGGATATACTGCAAGTTCCCACTTACCTCCCGTAATCATCTGCAAGTTTTGATTATCGAAACAAAAATACTTGTTGCTGGCTTTGTGTTGTACTATCGTGCTGCAATACTCAACCGCCACTATTGCGCCGTGTTCGCCAAAGCGGTATATATCTATCGTTCCCTGCTCCATAAACGGCACTTGCTTCAATCCCATTTCGGTAAAGTACGGGCAAAACTTGTTTACCGTGTTACCCAACATAAACACTTTTACATCGTTCCGCTGGCGTATTATCGTGCTTAACAAGTTCATAAACAACATAAACTCATCGGGCAAATAATACCGCCGTGTCAAAAACTCATCAAACACAATCGTTGTGACATTCGGGTAACTGCTGCTTTTTTCGTGTTCCTGCTCTGAAAGGCAAAACCCGTAACAAAACGGGGTCGGGTCGGGTGTCCGCTTGTTTTTCTCTGCATCGTAGTACGACAAAAACCACTTGTTAGACATATAAAACACCTCGTTAAATTTGCCCTCTGTCAGTTCCTCAATAAGCCCGTTCGCCACGTGGTTTGCAAACAGATTTTCGGCACGTTTGCCCCGTAAGTCCTCACGCCATCGGCGTATATACGCCATTTGCTTGCCCGTCTTGATATAGTTTTCCAAACCATATTTTAAGGCGGCATAAGTCTTGCCGTTTGACCGTTCGCCAAATATAACATTATAGTCGGCGTTCTTGCTTAAAATCGCTTTCAAGTCGTAAAATTTCGGCTTGTCTGTCTTTGTCTTTCTTGTTGTCATACTCTTATTATTTTAGTCCTTAAATTTAATACCTCGCAAATAATTTATGTACATAACCGAAAGGGAAAGGTTGTACCCCGTTGGCTCTAAATGTACGCCCGTGCGTTCGTTGTAATGCGCCGTGCTGCCTTTGTAGTCGGTTATCTCGCCTTGTATCTCGTAGTCTATGTACGTATGTATGTTTTTGCCCGTTGCTTGCGGTGGAATATCCAGATAATTAGTGAAATC